TGATGTTATCGCCTGTTTCTAATAATAGGTATGTTAAATCTTCTAGGTTTATGGCATCATTAGGTACATCTGTCCTACGGTTACGGTAGCGATCCTGACTTCGTATTGATAAAAAACCTGGTCTCATTACTGACTAAGTTCTGTTATTCTAGCAGTTCCTGTTACAGAACCAACTCTAATTAATGCAACTTTACTTGCTGAATCTACTCTAAAGTATTCTACAGTAAATGCAGGTATAATCAAAGATGATGAACTAGCAGTAGGTGCAGCATCAAATGCTACAAAAGCATCAACAGTAGTTACTACTCTGATCTCTCTTGTGTGAGCATTAAAAGCACTAGAAGCAGCAGAAGATGATCCTACAGCTACAGTCTGTGTTGCGCCTGGTCTAAATGTTGTTGGAGCTTTCATATTTTTTCCTTATGTAAAAGAGGGAGCCGAAGCTCCCCCTAATTATTAATTACTCAGTAATATCTAATAAGATACCGTGAGCAGCTTCGTTTCTAACTTCTAGAGTAAATTCAACTAGTAGTTGTTTTTTCTCTGAGTCGCCAGTCTTAGCAAGATCATTCACTTGGAAATCTCTTAGGTAAGCGGCAGCAGCCATGTCTGTTTGTAATAAGAAACAAGTTTCTAATCCAGCCATAGTTCTGTTAGGTATAATCTGAAGATTACCAAAGTCTGATACATACACATCAATGGATGCACCAAAAGTTTTATCTTCACTAGTAAACATTCTAGGATTAGAACTACTAGCTCCAACAAATCCAGATATAGTTTGTTTTACTTTAGGTGGTACAACTAGAACATCTAGATCTCCGCCTGCAGTGTAAACTTCTTGGATAGTTTCTTTCAAGATTGCTTCAGTTATTGCTCTATTTGTTCCTGCACCAGGAGCATCAGTACCATCACCAGTTGATAATGTTCCAGAAGTTCCAGCAGATCCATTAGTTTCAATCCAACATTGTAGTCCACCAAAAGTTCTAGCAGCAGTTGCAGAACCTACTGCAGCTAATGTAGCAGATGAAAGAGCAAGCTCCATATCTTTTTTAAGTTCTTTTGATTTCTTAGCAATTTGGTAAGCCATTTCATCAGCTCTACCAGCAGCATCAACAGATGATTGCGTGCCAGAAACAGCAATTACTTTGTCCATAATCTGTGTAAAGTTTTGCTTTCTAGCAGTTGCAGTAGCAGCGTCTATAGTAGCATCGTCACCTTCGATTACAGCGTTAGAAGCAGCAGCAGCTAATGAATCTATTTGCCACTCATGCTTAGTTTGTTTAGCAATCGCTCTCGGGATTGCAGAAAGTATTGGAGTATCTTCAGGAGATATATTGTAAATTACATCTACTAAATCTTCTCTAATACCAGTAGTGTCGTACGTATCGTACAAGTTTGTTGGTTGTGCCATTTAAGGACTCCTTTATAGATAGTCTTTAAAAATAGAAGCAGCATCTTTTGCAGCTCCTGTTTTCTTCAGACGATTTAGTTTGTCTCGTCTAAGTTTTGAAGAGGCATCAGTTTTGTTTTTAGCAATACCAGATTTTACAACCTTGGGAGCATTAGCAACTTTCTTTGTAACTTTAGCATTAGATTTCTTTAAAGCATCATAAGCCATAGCATCTCTAATTAACAAGACTTGTCTTGCATCATAAATACTATTTATATCTTTTTCACCATAACCTAATTTAGAAAGATATACTCTCATATCAGATTTAAGTTTGCTTGCTTTAGCAGGATCATTAAACTCAGGAACAAGAGTACTAACTTTATGTTGTTGTTCTTGTAAGTATTTTTGAAACTCTTGCTGTTGATTAGCCTTAGTTTCTTCCTGAATCATTGCCAGATTCTCAGCACGTTTACGCATCTTATGCTCTAAGCGTGCAGCTTCTGACGGATCTTCTTCGTAAAGTTTTTCAAAGTCTATTCTACTATACTCTTGTTGTAACTCTTGTTGAGCTACAGTTGTAAGTTCTTCAAGTTTAGACAATTTATTATTAATCTCAGATTGAGATTGTTGCATTAGATCATTGTACTTTGATTTCTCTAAAGATAGTTCTGATGTCTTGCGTGTGTAATCTGCTTCTCTTTGGTATCCCCGAAGTAGTTCATCAAGGGTCACCTCCATCTCACTACCGTCTACTTTAACAGTATATGAAGGCTCCTCTGAACTTTCGTTAATATCTTGTTCAGCGTCATCTGTAGCTTCAGCTACCTCAACTTCTTCTACATCCTCTACAGGTATGTTATCTTCAGTTGGTTCTTCTACAACTTCTTCAGTTGTTTGTTCTGGCTCAGCAGGTGCTGGCTCAGAAGTCAAGCCTTGCATCAAACCTGATAGGGTTTTTGCAGCGCCTAATACATTTGTAGCTTCATCAGCCATGTGTACACTCCTTATGGTTAGTGTTATTTACAGCACTCCAAGATGGGTGGTGCTATTTCTTGCGTAGCTCATCTAATTGTTTGCTAGCAAGTTGACCAGTTTCCATAACAGTACGGAAATGGTTTTCAAACTTACCTAAAATTTGATATGCAAGATAGATCTTTGTTCTTGCAAGTTCATCATTTGGTCCTGTTTGAAATATCGCTTCAGTATAAGATTGTTTTAAAGTGTCTATTGTTTCTTTAAACAACTCATCTTCTAAAATATTTTTTGCTCTTGAGCCTCTACTGCTCTCTAGTTGTAGGTCCGACATTTATTTCTACCTGTGTTTGTTGTTCTTCTGGTTCTAACAAATTCTTAGTAGCTGCGTCAAGCATTTGTTTATTGGTATCTGTTATACCTTTCATCTCTAATGCTTCACGTCTTATTGCCTTCTCATCTATATCAGCGTTGTATTTAAGTTCAAGTTCTTTAGCTTTAGCTTCAAACTCTAATATCATTTTCTGATACTTAAGTTCCATCTCACGCATTCTATTTTCATAGTTCATCTGTGCTTCTGCAGCTTTCTGTTGAGTTTGTATCTGTGATACTTTCTCAAACTCAGATGGTGGTTTAGGTTGCGGTTTCATGTTTTGCATACCAACTTCAGGATTAGTAAAGTATGATCCAACATCTTTAAGTCCTGCATTCTCAATGATACGAGCTAATGTATTGTATATGTTATTAAGATTAACTACTGGTCCTTGTGCAGATCCTTGAAGTTTAATAGCTTCTAGTTGTCTACCAAGTATAGCATTTAATATTTGTAGTTGTTGATCTCTTGATCCAGTACCTAGTCCAACATGAATAGTAACATTGCATCTATCTCTCCACTCCATAGGATTCATTGGTACAAAACTACTATTAACTTTAATAATTCTTTCTTTGTCTTGATACTTAACTACTAGTTCAAACATCTTTTTAAATATATCTTTAACACCTGTCTCAGCAAATACTCTAGCAATTAACTCTAATCGCATTTGTGATTGTGATAGAATAGTATTTATACCTGATGCAGTTTTATTAAGTGTATCAGTATCCATACCTTGGTTATACTTAGTAATACCACTACGTTCTTCTTTAATAGTATCTAGGTATTCAAGTAATGGAAATGCTTGATTAGTTAATGTTTGATTTTGTAATGGCATCATAACCTGATTAGGTGCGCCTTTAGTTCTTACAATTCCGCCTGGTCGATTAGTTAGTAAGTCATCAAGATTAACTTGACCATCCATTACTGCAACTCTGTTATTGTTTGTTAAGTACATATTGTCTAGTACTTGTCTCATAACAGTAGATTTAATTAACTGAATATCTTCTACTAGTTCTGAAACTGATCTACCATAGAATCTATGTGGTACTATAATAGGAGTAATAGAACAGAATGGATGTGAATCAACAGGTACATTATCAAGGATAGTGTAACCACCTTCACCTGCACTAGTAATTTTTCTTAACTCTGCAACACCAGTACCGTTCATGTCCATTTTAATATATGATTCATAAACTATAACTTCTTCTGTAGATGTATCACCAACAGTTCTATCATAGTCATCATCTATGTTTCTGTATCTTACAGATCTTTCAGAGTTGTATTGCTCTTTATTTTCAATAGGAAGATTGTAAACTTTGTCATGATCAAATCCCATTTCAATTAATTCACTACGAGTAGTTGGAACTTTATGACATATAAACTTAGCATCTTTTAAAGACTTAGCTTGTCTTTCAATTAGAAATTCTTCAGGTGGTATTGGTTCTATTTTAACTCTACCAAATGTTTGTGTTCTAGAAATAACTACATCATGTAAGTTTGGTATAGGTATGCTATCTAATTGTTCTTGTGCAATCTCAGCTTGTAAAGCATCTGGATTTAATCCTAATTGATCTTTAGCTTTTTGTTTTTCTTTCTCAAATGTTTCATCTTTGTACTCAGTATGTTCTAATACTTCAACACCATCTTCATCAATCAACATAGTAAACTCATCATCAGATAATTTCTGATAAGTTTCTCTATCTACTTTTTCTGAATCATCCCAGTATACTTTGCAGATACCATTCTTTTGTAACAATGCATCTTTAAACATTGTGTATAATGCAGTGAAACCATCATTGTCTTTATTAAAGATATGATTTAAATAATCAGTTGCTTGTTCTGCAATCTTAACATCTTCTTGTCCAACAGGTTCTACTTTAACAATGTTATCTGATGCAGTAAATATTCTTAGTAATGGTGGTAATATAGACTCAATAGTATCAGCAACATCAGTAGATACTACTTGTGATCTGCCTTCTACTTCATTGCCAAACCCTTCACCAAAGTAATATTCATTAGCTTTGCGTCTTGAGTCTGTTAGCTCTGATTCATAAAAACCATAACTATTCTTGATGTGATCTCCAAGAATGCCTGATATGTTATAATCGTCTAGTGGTTTACCTTTTGCCATATTGTTCCTTAAACTATATATCTAGTGTCTACATTCATAGGTTTAGCCCAGTCAGTTCTTGTTGGTCCATCAACGGAACAACCATATCTAAAACTATCTGCTGCGTGTGAAGCCCAGTCATGTAGGGGTTTATTTTTAAATGTCTGCATTCTATCATCAAACTGTTTACGGTATTGTCGCAAACAATCAATACCATATTTACATTTATTTTTATCAAACCAACAGTTATCTAAATTATTTCGTACAGCTTCAATACCATGATCAACTGCTAATCGAGGACACACCTCAAAATCTAAGCCTAATTCATAAGCAACTTCTAATCTAGATTTACCTGTGCCTAATTCTCTTGTAGTAATATCGTGTGGTCCAACATGTCTACCATAGCTGTAACCTTTTTCTTCTAATACATTTGCATAGTGTGATAACGCTTCACCTGATGATTCATAGTAATCTATCAATCTAATCTCTTTACCAATTCTTTGTGCAAACCAGATACTAGTTGAATCACCTATACCTAAATCCCACCATGTTTCTACATCAACACTTGGATCATATTCAACATCAGTAATTCTATTTTCTTTTTCTGCTTTCTGAATTTGTTTTCCATAAAACGCTCCTGAGACTGCAGCTTGAAAGCTACATTCAAATTCCTGCTCGTATTGGTCGCTTGGCATTGTAAGCCTAGCTTCTTCTAATTCATAGTCAGGTATGATTTCTGTTTCAGATGCTCGGTATAATTGTCCATACCAATCTCCACCTCTACGTACAGCTAGATCATATACATCCCAGAACTGATTATGCCCCATGGGTGTACCAATAAATATAACATAGCCTAGCTTGTCTGACACTGCAGGTCTTACAACCTCAGTCCAAACTCTAGGCGACATAAGAGCGAACTCATCCATACATACACCATCAAAGCCTAAGCCTCTAAGTGCATCTGGATTGTCCGATCCGAAGATTTGTATACGTGATCCATTCCATAGATCAACCTTCAGTTCGGTTTCGTGACGTTTACCACCGAGTTTCATTAAGGGTTCTGTATATTCTTTTAAATAGTCGTAAGCGACTGCTTTACCCTGGC